ATAGATAATGTTCTTGGAGGGTTGAAGGGAACAGTTACGAAGCAAGATGTGCTGGATGAGATCAAGGCTAATGGAGTGCAGTTGAAGGATGTGGTGCTGGGAGATGTAACTGCTCTTCAGAGAGAAAAAGCAGCAGCTGGAGCAATGGATTATGAGGAATCTGCTGACTATGCAAGAGCTAATGCTACTCAGTTCTCCTCCTACCAAGAACCCGGCTCCGTTCCTGGTTCGTATAGAGAACTGTTTGTGACTGCTCCCTTGGATTTAGAGAGAGTAAACAAAGGAAAGTTATCTGTCGGCAACATGAAGAGTATGACAGATGATGAAGTCTTTGCAGCTTATAAAGAGCTAAAGAATCCCACCTGGAACGACGGTCACTCCGCCTACTCCGACGTGCAGAATCCCATCGTCAGAATTCGCTATAATGATAGAGAAGTGAATGGGAAGAAGATTCTCTTTGTTGAGGAGATACAGGGACCGAGTCCTACGGAACAAAGTAAAATGCCTGAGGCACTTCAGAAGAGGCTCTACGACATCGGAGTCAAGCGTGTCCTTGCTCTTGCAAAGGAAGGTGGCTATGATGGAGTAGCTTGGACGACTGGGGAGATGCAGGCGAGTAGGTATGATTTGAGTAAGCATATTGACGGAGTTCAAGTAATAAAACATTCTGATGGTACTTGGGGAGTTGTCGCTGAAAAGAATAACCAAGAGGTTATGCGTAAAGGAGCTTACGATCATAACCTTGCAGATCTTATCGGAAAGGACTTAGCTGCTAAGGCGAAGGAAGACTTAAAGAATAAAGGTACTGGAGAAGTATTCTACTCTGGCCTTGACCTCAAAGTCGGTGGTGAAGGCTTAAAGTCTGTCTACGACAAGACTCTTCCTGAGAAGTTTAAGAAGTATGGGAAGGGAGAAGTAGGAGAATTACCACTTACTACATCTAAAAATATATATCAACTATATGAACCTTCTGAGTTTGAGCGCGTTTTTTCTAGTGCGTACACAAAAGATAAACCTTGGGGAGTGGAGTCTCTATCTAAAGATAGAGAAGAGATATTAGATGTAATAGGTTTTAAGACTAAAGGAGAAGCTGATGCTTATATCAAAGAAAATAGTGAAAGTATCAAGGTCCCCTACATCCCTATCACCTCTGCAACTCCTCCTGAGTTCTCTCTCTACATGAACCCTATCGAGCCTATCTACAACTGGCTCAAGACTCTTGCTCGTTCTGAGAAGATCAAGGAAAATGCTTCTTCAAGAAAGCTCGTCAATGAAGTTAGCGGCTCTAAACTTACTATGAGTGATCGTAGTAGGGATATAGAAACTACTCTACAACGTATTGCTAGAGTCACGAGAATGACTCTTGGGACTCCTGGATATTCTCATGAAACACCTTTAGTCGAGGGCAACAAGCTTACCTTCAAACCTCGCTCTGGTGTTGATAGTGAAGAGATGGCTAGTCATATTTACAACCTTTGGGAAAGAATGTCTTGGGGAAAGTTTAATGCATCTGCAACAAGTGATGTTTTTATGACGGCTAAGAGTCTTCTTGATACATCAGAGAGTAGAATTAGGATAAGAGGAATTATAGAGAAGACGATTACTAAAGATATAACTCCAGCTGAACGTGAGGCAGCTGACCTTGTTATAGGTGAACTAGCAGCTGTCCGAGAACAGTATAAAGACTTCCTTCGTATTAAAATGAAGGAGGATATGAATACAGATATGTTTGCTGCTTTTTCAGAAATTATATCTGGAAGGCCTAAAGCTGAGGTTGTTGCTAAGTATAAGACGCATATAGTTCCCGATAAGCTTGGTAGACGTAGAGTTAGAGACTGGATCGATGAAGGTAGTCTTCTTGCTAATGTCAAGGAGTATCAAGATATAGATAACTGGGGTCTTGAGGATTATGTTACTAAGTTTGAACTTGGAAATATGAGAATCATAAGTGGAGGTAAGCTATACGCAAGAGCTTCTTCTATTGAAGAGGCTTCTCATAAGTTCACAAAGCTTGTTGAGAGAGACTTAGCAGAAGGAGTTCATAGAGACTACCAGATAGATAATAACTTTGACCTTGATGCTCTTAAGACTGGTATGTCTAAACGTGGCTTTAATAGAATGGTTAACCGTCTTCAGAATGGATTGTCAGAGGCAGTGGAAGGGATAAATACTGCTACTGCTAGAAGACTTAGTTATAAAGCACTAAAGGATAGATTCTACATCAACCCTTCTAGCAAGTACTCTCCCTTTGTAGAAACAAGAAGAGACCTTCTCCAGGGAGATGAAGATATCTTCGACACTCTTCCCTTCTATGCATATAGTATGCACATGAAGATGGCTCTTGATCCTGCGATCGCTAGTATAAGGAAGGCTATTGCTAAGGTAGACATTGTAGGAACAGAACCTTATACTACAAAAGATGGAACTACTAAAATACGGGAGATTAAGAGGCCTCATTTTAGCAAAGAGAATAGTGACTACATCACTCAACTTATTGATGATATTAAGGGTCGAGAGTATATAGAAGACAAAGTAGCTGATAGCTTACTTAACAAGCTTACAGGGAGAGGAGACTTTCGAAGATCATACTCCAAAGTAGTCCAGGGCGCACGCGAGCTCCAGGCCAATCTTAAGATGGGTTATAGTCCTATAAAGATGGTCTACAATGGTGCAAGTGCTATAGGATATCTTAACTCAAAGGTGGGACCAGCTAACATAGCTAAGGGTATGGAGTTTATGAGAACTTCTGAAGGTAAGGAACTTATTGCAGCTACAGACTATGCTCTTGGAGTTAATATAACCGAGAGTGCTATGGGAGACACCACTGCAAAGGGTACATTTGAGAAGATAGGACTTCTTAAGCATCCGACGACTGAGGCTGGACGTCTAGTCCATGCTGTTATCGAGCCTCTTGGCCTCTTTCAAGCTCCTGAACTTCCTATTCGTAGACTTACTGTAGCAACTGGCTACGTTATGGCTAAGAATGCTGGACTATCTGATGCTGCAGCGAGAATTGTAGCTATTAAGTTTAATAAGACTATCAACTTCACCTACGATATGGCTAGTCTTCCTACTCTTCTAAGGGGACCTACTGCACGTCTCATTACTCAGTTCAAGCCCTTTATGTTACAGTCTATGCAACTTATGACTACTCTTCGTGGAGATGAGTGGGTACGATTTCTAGGTATGCAACTTGCTCTTGCAGGTCCGAGAGGAGTTAATATCTTGTTAAGATCAGCTCCTTTTATTGGTGCCTTAGGTGGATGGGATAAGATAGAAGAGTGGATGAATAAGGAGTATCCCAGACTATCTCGAGGTATAGGCGGCTTTATTGGAGATGGAATTGATGTCTCCGCTCCTATGACCTTTCAGTTGCCAACAACAGCAAGAGACTGGTATGGACCTACTCTCTCAAATATAGGTTCGTTATATAACAACTTATGGGTTCCTCTGACAGAAGGAAAAGGTGTAGATGGAAATGATCTACTGAAGGCTGGAGAAGATACATTTCCAGCTCTTCGTTACTGGCATGACATGATAGACCAGGTCATTACTAAAGATGGTTGGGTGAAGAACGAGAGAGGACAGAGGATGTATCATATAGATAATACTGCTGCCTTTGTTACTAGAGGTGTTCTGGGAGTTCAGTCACTAGAGGAGAATAGAATCAAGGCCGAGGAGAGGATTCTTACTAAAAGGAGTCTAAATATTGCAGATCAAAAGAAGGACGTTACTGATAGTATTATAGATTCTATTGCTAAGGGTCAGTCTATAACTCCTAGTGATCTTGAAGATATGATTAAACTAGGGATAAAGCCCGGTGCTCTTAGACGAAATCTAATGTATCGAAACCTTACCCCTATGCAAAGACGCTTGATGAATACTGAAATTATAAGACGACCTGAGATCCTCGAAATGTACCCAGATGATGTCGATCTTTCTCAGTAGGTAATATCATCAAAGACAACAGGTATAAGTCTCTTTACATCGTAAAGAAGAGGACACATAATTTCTCTCATCTGAGGATGAGCTGCCTTGGAACATCTGAGCTTAAATATATGACGCCACTCACGAAAGTTTGCTGTTACTATTATTTCAGTCTTAGTTGAATTGGGGAGGACTGCGCGAGCTTGTTGCGGGGTCCAACCTTTGGCAATAAGATTTGTATAAGCCTTCTCACTGGAGAGCATGTGAACTAGCCACTGATAATCAGCTGGATCAAAATCTGACTTAATAAATTCTGTCTCTATCTTGTATTCTCCACCTATTAAGTCAACCCAAGGAGGGATGATAAAAGTAACCCCTCCTTTATAATTACAATAGCGAGTGCTTTCTTGGCTGTAAGCAGCCATTCGGTGACGAACCAGTTCATGAGATACTCCGCGGTCGCAGATAAACTTTACCATCATAGCAGAATGCTCAAGTACTGACTCATGCCCAAGATTGTTTAATTTTTTTACGAACTCAATCATTGAATCTTCAGTTATCTTATCTTCTGATTTGTAACAAGTTCGTCCAGCTCTTTCTATTAGACTAAGAGCATCTCGTCCAACCCCTTCATCTCCATAGGCTCCCATTATCTCTATGATCTCAGAGCTTGGCTTGACTATATACATTATCTCCTCCTTTGTTTGTTGATTCTCTATGGTAAATTATTTACCATAGTGATTGTTAACTGGGTAGGTCTCGAACAGTCTGCTCTTCATTGTAAACTAGATAAGTCTCTGTCCCCTCATGAACTGTTTTCGTAAAGTGCATAGTATTTAGAGTTGCTATCATACTCTCTAATGTCTTAGAATCTGCATCATTATAGAACTGAGCTTGTAGATCTGCTACACTAATCCGCTTCTTCGTTCCGATGATAGCCATCATTCTATTTAGGGAGTCACTGTTACTACTCTTCCCAAGACCACTAAAGGTATAAGGCATCATCTTTTCTGTTCGTTTCAAGAGGTCTAGTGCTCTTACAAAGTCAGTTACGTCTATTCTCATGGAGTCACTTCGGGATGCAGAGAATATCATACAAAGCTTATACATATGTGTAGGTCTTCTTTCAAAGTATCCTGCAAACCTATGATCCTCAAATGGAGGGGGGGAGTTGTCTGCTTTTGTGTACCACTCTATCCATGTATCTATAAAAGAGTCAGTTACTGTAAACTCCCCCTGAAGCATACTTATCTTTTCTAAATCAATTCTAAGTTGTTCTCCTAGTTTTACCTCAACACTTGTTTGTACTGGAAATGGTTCTGTGTGATCTTTTTTATTTTCATAGACAAAGATGATGCGAGAAGTTAATCCACCCCCTATTGCATCTCTTGGAAGAGTCGTTTGTAGAAGGTCAGGAGTGGTCGCGCCTATGAGGTTTACCCAGACCCCAGATATATCATCTGTTCCCATATTCTTAGTTCTATATTCCCATTGGTCAGCGCAGTCATAGAAGTCAGTAAGATCAGCCATAAGCTGCTGGTTGTTATATCCAAGAAAGACTGTTAACTCTTTGCTAAACACTGTTAAGGAACTATGCATAGACATTCTACCCTCAGCTGTAATACTAGTATCAGAACAGGTCTTTAGTTGATGGATTAAGGCCTCACGAGTTATGGAAGTAGATGCTATTTTGATTCCTAAGTCTTTTAGAAAAGACTCTCCATCTCCCATAGCTGTACCCTTACGACACTTACCACTTGGACCAACTAGGACGATATACATATTAGGGAAGAAACGTAGGGTTCCTAGTTGCAGCTTACACTTTCTCCGAAGGCAAGCTGCTATGACTGAGACTCCTACCCACTCTTTATATAAAATTGGAGGCTCTGATTTCGTTGTGTATTCGAGATAAGAGCTCAGCCAGTCCTTCAGGACTCGTGTAGTCATTTACCTTAACTCCCTTCATTTTTTTCTTGTTAAGTGAAAGTCCCACGGCTACGTCAGCTGGTATAGAGAAGGTCTGTCCGCGAAACGATAAAGGGTGCTGAAGGGAGTTGACCAAGAACATAAGACATTCTGCGTGATGCAGCACTGGTACCTTTTCGTACGAGATTTGCACTACTAAACTGTCATGTACTTGATTCAAGATTTCCACACCCCAGAAGGCTGGGTTATCCATTACATAAGCTAGTCCCCTCTCGTTGATATTATCTGCTACAGTAGACTGGGGGATGAAAGCGTAGGCTTCTTTAAAAAGTTCGTCTCCCCATCTATTAGTGAACAATCGCTTTCGTCCAAAACAATTTTCAACTGTTCTGTTTTTAGAGAGTTGAGCACGTATCCAGCTGTGGTACTGGCGAACTCCTGGGTACACAGCATGGTATCGCTCGACGATATACTTAGCTTCAAACTCTGGTATTTCACAAAGGAGTGCAAATGCTCTGTATCCAAGGTCATAGTTAAGACTATGATTAGACTTCTTTCCCCAGAAGCGTTCGCTGAAAAGCCCGCCTCCAATACTACTGGTACCTTCTTCATCACTTATATCCTCCGGTTTCTTATTAAAGATTAGACCAGCTGTCTGCCTATGGATGTCTACCCCTGCTTGGAAAGCAGCTATCATATTAGGCTCTGGAGCACAGTAGGCAACGATTCTATTTTCAGCTTGGGAAAGGTCAATATTATAGAGAAAGCATCCCGGGTCTGCGACCAGAAAACGGAGCATTTCTGGAGGTAGGTTCTGCATGTTTCCACCTTTCCCAAATATAGTTTTGCTACTTGACAGCCTTCCATTTTCAGTTCCGACAGGATTGAAAGAACACCGAATTCTATTATCATCATCCATCTCCATTTCAAAGTATGCTGAGTTAATCTTAAGAAGGTGTCGCATTTCGAGGATTATAGAGGCTTCCTTGAAGCCCTTACGAGATATACGCTTGAGCGCCATTGCGTCTACACTTATGTTTCCTGTAGAGCGAGAAACATAAGGCTTGATACCCTTCTTGAAATAGAAGTATTCTTGGAGTTGCTTAGTACTGTTGGGGTTGATAGAATATCCACATAGTGAGTTCAATTCTTCTTGCAGCTGCCCAATCTTCTTTACATTCTCCTCTGCAGCAAGGTCCATTCCTTTCTTATCAGCCTGAATACCTCGAGCTTGCATATAAACCAAGCTAGGGATGATAGATAGCTGACGTGCAAGAGCTGCTTCATTACCTTGACGTTGGGTCTCTGCCTTAAGGACATCTTCTGATTCAATACACACAGCTGAGTCCTTAGCATTGTAGACCCAAAAATCTCTAATTGAACCTCCAAACTTAAACCATTTCTTTCCATCATCTTTATAATAAGGCTCTTTAGTACAAATACTGGTAACAAAATCAAGCCCTTTGGGAAAGTCAGGGTAGCAAATAGAACTTGAGACCATTGTATCCTTGAGATTACAGGAACGAATTCCATACTTGATGAAGATGAATGTTGAGTCGAAGCATACATTGTGGCCTACCTTTATGATGTTAGGACTCTCAAGAAGCTTAGCTATCTCAGTCCAAATGACTACTTCTTGTTCTATGTTGAAGTAATCTCTACCATCTATTACGAAGGGGATAGAGATCACATCATAAGGGTTCTTTGCTATTGAGATGCAGGAGATCTCTTCATTTACTACTTCAATGTCGAAGCCCAGCTTTGGAATACCGTGGCAGCTTTGAATGTAAGCCATAGACTCAAGGAAGCCTGGTTCGATCTTTATCACTCTTGCTGGTAAGCGAATCTCAGGGAAGGCACTTTCTTCCATTGCTCTACGAATATCGAAGCGGATAAAGTGGGTAGAGATATAGTTCCGTAGAGCAGAAGCTGGGTGGATGATAGGAATTACCTTCTTGTTGCCTATCTGGGTTCCCCTAAGAATAGAGCCTCTTCGCTTGGTGATCTTTTCTTGTCGAGTAAGAGCGTACATAGCTACATTACCAATAGCTATATAAACGTTAGCCTTTGTTTGAGAAAGTTCTTCGTAAAGGATCTTTTCATATTCGTAGTACTTCTGAGTAGCTGTAACTCTACCACGATCAAACTTGATAAAGGAGTCTATATTGTTTCCAGCGGGACGTTCCTTTACTACGTTTGTGATATAGACTTCCTCTCGAGATATTCCTATGTTATGCATTATGTTCATGAGGAGTTCTCCAGATGCGCCAACGAAAGGTTTTCCTAGACGTTCCTCTTCTGCTCCTGGAGCTTCGCCGATCATCACTATACGAGCATCAAGAGGGCCTGAGCCTCCGACTATCTTTGGCATATCCACCTCCACAATCTTTTCCACCAGGAGAAGTATTCAACTCCATACATTATAGCTTTGTCACAGTCAGTTTGATGCTTGAGATAGGCAGCCTCTCGTGCTGTTTTAAAGTCTTTATATATCTTTTGCTCTTCTTCTTTGTTCATATAGCCTCCACTTCTTTATATGACCTATAAGCTCCAGGTCTCCCTTCAGCAACCCTTACTGTGTAGGCATCCTTATAGGCCTGTCCAAGATCGAAGCCGAAGGCAATCATTCCTAAGTTGCTTGCAGCAAGGATAGTATTTCCGCTTCCAAGAAAAGGGACTAAGATCCTTGCCCCCTCCCAACAAAAAGTCTGTATCATATCCTGAAGCATTTCAATAGGCCGCTCAGTGGGATGGATCTTACTTCCACTAAAGACTGTTTTATAGTGGAATACATTACTACGACCCTGCCTAATAATGGAAGGTGAGCCTTTTCTCACGTACATGAAAGGCTCAAAGGAGCTGGCAAGGTGAAGGGATGGAGTGTTAGTCTGCCCAACAGACCCCTTGTACCACATGCCTTCGTCGAACTCCAGCTCCAGCGAAGCGAGGATACTCTGGATAGTCCATCTCCACTGTTTAGCGTGCCAAATTACCATCCAGCTAGAGTTGGTCATAACTCTTTTACACTCTGTAAGAGTGTTGATGAGAAAGGAATCGTAGTCTTCTACTTCAACTTCGTTGTAGTTAGATGTATCCCCATTCCGTTTTTGGTGATGAAGATCTATAGCATAGGGAGGATCAAGCTCGATAAAGTCTATAGAACCAGTTGGTATCTGCTTGACTCCTAGGAAGAAATCATTCACGAGATACTGATTGATAAGATTTTGATGCAGCTTATCAAGAGGAGTAGTAGATGTCTTAGCTTCTATTCTAGATGCCAATTCACTACGAACTAGTTCTTCTTGTAGTTTCCCAAGCATCTTAGTCGCATCGCTCTTATTCTTAGCATTTGCTAACTCAGGAAAGATTTTAACTGCATCTGCCAGCTGCATGTCCTGTATGAGAGATGCGTGAGAGATGCCTAGAAGATTAGCTGTATCTCGCTTGGAGAATCCAGAAGCATCTGGGCTGGTAGATGTTTTCTCTCCGTAAATCTTAGTTTGGAGAATATGGATTTCCTTCTTTAACTTAGCTGCCTCAAGCCAATCCAGATCCTTTCGGCAGACATTCTCCATTAGTTCTATGGAACGTCTTTCCAGGTCACTGAGAGTGGAAGGATAACAGCGAACTGGAAGGCTCTCAATATTAGCCCTAAGGGCAGCTGTTATTCTTCTACCGCCAGCGAGAAGGGTATAGGTTCCATCTTCGTTATCGCAAACTGCAAGAGGCTGGATTACACCTTCCTTTCTCATAGACTCGATAAGGACGTCTATGTCTTCATACTTCTCTCGAAAACGACTTCCTATGATTATGCTTGCGGTAGGGACTACTTTGAGAGTTATCATTATAGCTCCTCCCCTTCTTTAAGTTTTCTAAGATTATACCAAGTATTTTCATTCTTTAATCTTTTATAGTGCTCTATTCCAAGAGCAAGACGCTGCTCAATACTGGGACGTTTTAAGAAAGCAGCTACAAAGTACTCTCCATATTGATCGTACTGATTTTCCTCTCTTGTGATTACATAGATCATTACTTTCCCTCCATCATAGCTAGGAGCATAGCTGCTTGCTCAGGGTTAAGGTTATCCATGAGAGTCTTGGTTGAGACTTCACTCTTAGCTGCACTACTCTTGGCTACAGCTTGTGGTCTCTTCGAGACACGACGGTTAGCGCGGATAGAGCTGAGGAGATTATGAAGTTCATCTTCACCTAGCTCAGTCATACTTTTTTTAAGGTCAGCTAGTTCCACTTTGTTCCTCCTTTAGAAAAGGTATTAACTTAGTTTTCTTGAGGATGATCTCACAGTTACTATGATCTATAGTAACCACTTCCCACTCAAGCTGTTCCTTCTTTATACCTCTTGCAATAGAATGCATGACGGTACTCATTCTAGGGAGTTTTTCTCCTTTTTCAAGTGTTAACTTGATCTTCATGTTTTTCCTCCTTCTTTATCGTTTTATCAAGACCCTTGACAACTTGCTGCGCTGATATTGTTCTGTTGATAATAGCAGCTAGTACAATGTCCCCATGCTTTTCAACTAGATCCAGGAGATCCTCCAAAAGAATCACCATAACCTTACTCTTCAGTCCCCACGGTATGCGATTCTGCATCCGCAGGTATGTTTCCTCAGATATCTCCACGCTGAGGCGTGGTGTGTAGACTTCTGGCATTATGTCCTCCTTTGGTAAAATTTTTACCATAGAGAGCCGACTCAAGGACCGAAGCTCATCGGTTGGCAACTCAGCACGTTGCACTCTCTATGGTAAGTATTGTTAACGAGCTACAATAAAGCGTTTGATTCTATTCTGCTTACCGAACTCCTGGGATTCCTCCTCTCCAAGAATAGCCCAAGCTTTAGAGCTCTCCATATCATCAGTTGAGATAGCTCCTACTGGAGGAAGACTAAAGGCCGCCTTAAATTCCTTTAAGCGGTTCTGCTTCTGTGCCTTCTGCTTTTCATCATCGTGCGTACTAGGAAGCATAATGAAGTGGTTGATGTCCTTAGCATAAGGCTCTTCAGGAATGTCAAGGCGGAGAGCTAGCATAGGATCGCCAGCTTTGCTATTCTTGATCTCAGCCTTAAGGATTCGAACTTCACACTCGGTACCATCAGGAAGACTCTTAAACTCTGGTGCATTTTCTGTTTCTACATCTAAAATAAAGCTCATGTTTGTTCTCCTTTCAAATTGTTAGTTGTTTAACATCTCTTTGATGTCTATACGAATAACACTACCTACTTTATAGACTGAAAGCTTAAAGTTATCAAGCTCAGTTTGGCTCTTTGTAACTCCCCCTTTCATTACCTTAACAAGAGCAGTCTTGATCTCACTCATAACCAAGTCTAGATCCATTACATAGCCTCCATGCCTGAGTGGCTCTCTGGGTCAGTTGAAAACCACCTAACTCTCGTAAGAGGGATCGTTCGGTTCTGTCCATTAGTAAGCCGCATCCAGATAATCTCCCCTCCCTGCCGTACCTGGGAGCATCTAAAAACTTCAAGATATCCATCAAACCATCTGACATTTACAATGATACTATCCTCTAGAGGACTGTTCCGAGATAAACAATTTGAAGTACCTGTCTTTACCTCAGTAAAAGCATCTTTTTTTGTTTCTCCATTCCCACTAATATACATCTAGTTTTCTCCTTTCTTGTTAAAGTGTTAATAAGGCTTATCTTCTGTTGAGTAGCCCGCTTTCTTTAGTAACAACTTTATATCTGGTTCTTCATTTGCAGCAAACACCCCCTCTCCTATTCTTGTTTTTGCTCTGTATGTTCCATCAGACTGAGTGAGCATAGAATACTTTATCCCAGTACTTGTTCTTGTACTCTCCATATGATAGAGCTCAGAAAAGTAAACAGGATTGTTCTGTTTCTTCCCTACAAAAAGTGGAGCCACAAAGATCTTTCCACCACTTGCTTCGTCCTGAAGAACATTCTCATGCGCAGTGAGAACTATATCACATGGTAGTGTTGACATATCTTTAATAGCGTTCTTAATCATATACATGGCTGGAAGATAGTCCTGTTCAAAAGGTTGACTACCAGCTCTACTTCCACCTTTTGCTTTCTTCATCACTAGGTTCATAGCAGCAGATTCCCACAGTGTTGCAGAGTCTATTACATAGGTACCAAGGTGGTCAAAGTACTTATCTCTTTGCCGTCTTTCATACTCTCTATCCCATAGATCAAAAACAGTAGGACTAAATGGGTCCTCCAGCTCATATCGAGCATCTACATATATTCCCCCCTTCTCTATGTCCTTTCTAATAGTAATAGTTCCACTAGGATCGAAACTATCCACATGAATAGGCTTTCTGCAGGTCTTTATCAAACGTGTCTTGCCAGAGCCAGAGCCACCATAGATAAGGAAGGTAACATGCTTCTGCTGATCCTGAGCAGAGTACATCTTTTTGATGTCTTCAAATTCTTTCTTAATATCAAGTGACATTTGATTTTCCTCCTTTTTTCATCTCCATTCCATTTAATTAGTTTGTCAATAGCCTTATATATCTCATCATCCACGTCCAGACATCTTTTTCCCCTTGACTATTACAAATCCTGACGGGTCTATATACACATGGCCCTTTTTGCATAAATCACCATTCACACTAATAGTTCTTAGTCCAGAAACATATACTCTATGCGATACTAACCATGCATCTATTGCGGTAGCTACCTCATTACCAGATAACTTAATGCTCACCCCTGGCCCATATTCAGTTGTCCCATTACCGTATTTTACTTTCACTCTTGATTCTCCTTTTGTTCATCCAAGTACCGTTGAGCGACTCGTCTTATCATCGCTTCGCATTCCCTATCAATTCCATGCCTTATTTTCTCCTTTCTCCTTCCGTTGCTGGAAGCATGGGCAATGCTTGCCAGCGTCTGCATACATAAGATAGGAAGGATTGCTAACGGATTGAGGCCATACCTCTTTTGGCACCCACAGACAACGCACAAACCTTGTCCTTCTCACTCGTCCAGCCTTATCTTTTGCCTTCTCTATATCCCACAATTCACAATTTCGGCATGTCATTGTTATTCTTCCTCCACCTTTCCAGCCTTCAGCCGAAAGATATACTTAGCATCACTCTCTAATGCAGCAGGATCCCAGTATTCTATCTTCATTCCTATAGGAACCTCGCTACTCCTCGCCAGGGGATTTGGCCAAGCGATACAGAAGTCATGATATGCGCAGCCAAAGTATTTGGTACAGTTTTCCGTATTCATCTTAAAGCATCTCAGGATTGTATCTTCTTTCCTACAATCCATAAGACGCTTAAAATCCCTTTCAATCTCTTCAATCCACCAGATAGTATTCCAGTACCAAACTTCCATTGCTTGCAGAGTTCTCCGAGCTGGAATACGAGTGAACTGGATATTCTTTTTGCTGAAGATAGTTCCATTTATCTCTACTCCCCAGACCTTTTCTGGAGGAAAAAGGCAGTAGAGAACATGGTTATATACGCCAGTCTGCATCTTGAGGCTCCACTGATCTGTCCACTGTCTACTAAGCTGAGAACCAGTTTTGTGCTCACGGCTCTTAATTCCATCAGGTGTGTCAAGAATAGAATCCATTCTGAAGTGGATGGCTATCTTGTCTGTAAGACTGACAGTTCCAGCTATTTCAGTATATAGAGTTTTAAAGGTTTCTCCTGCATACTCCTTAACATACATCAGGAGAGCCTTAAGAGCCATAGCTGGAGTCTTAGGGTGATAAGAGTCGTCAAGAAGTTCAGGAAAGAACTGGCGGTAGTAGATCTCCAGCTTAGTATATGCTTCAAGAACGGAGATATCACTATAGCCGTTGTTTATAAGATGTTCCATTGCTAGGTGCCAAGCGCTACCAAATTCGAGGTGGATGTTAGGAGTATCAGAACGCCAGCCTAGAATGAATTGGTAGAAGTATGCTCTAGGGCAATCCATGTAGCTCTGAAGTTTAGTAGCATCATGAATTTGCCAAGAGTTATGAGGGATTAGATCCATTTTCAGCCTCCTCCTTTGTCAGCGTCTGTATAAACTTATCTCGCCGCTCCATTTTTTCTATAACAGATCTTACTGCCTCCATAGGAGATGGAAAATCATCAGATACTTCTCCTCCCGGAGTACCTGCTATGTACGCATGATATCTGTCATGTGCTACCCAAGAGCATCGTGACATACTCAGCTCTCTACTTGAGAGCCAATCCTCTCCTCCTTTGGACATTAGTACTTTGTACGCTTCATTAAACTCCTTTGTTGCTATATTTTCTTCCCTTTCATCTCCCTCCTCCTTAGATACTGGATTAGAAGATATAACCCTCGCAGTGAGTTCTACACTTCCTCCCTTTATCTCAGTCTTGTAGACATAGACTTGATAAGAACCTCTTGGAATAAAAGGAATATTTCCTTCAAGTATATGAAGGAGTGCTACTTGCTTTCTACTCTTTCCACTCATCTTTTCACCTCCTCTATCTCATAGTTATCTTTGTCTCCCTTGTAATACCGTCGAACTGTGCTAGGCACACGACTTAACTTTTTAGCGAGAACTCTTGTAAATATAGAGTACGCAGAGGTCTCATTAGGAGCGTTTGTATGGAGAGTGTGAACTTCCCCATACCAGTTAAAAGTGCCCTTGAAGTATTTCATTGTGTCCTCTCTTTCTCTCTATAGTAAAAAATTTACCATAGGGACTCAATAACATCAACTATAACAGGAAACCTTGGTACTCCTCTAGCGCTTGTAAGATGCTGGTACTTGACTCTGGCGTATCTTCCCACAAGGTTATCTCGTTCTTTCCATAGTATCTGTCTTGCATCTCTCGTAAGAAGGCTACCCGATCCAACGCTGAATAGCGTTCCATCATTGCCTCTGCATATGAAGGCTCCAAGACTTTCTTTTCTTTCTCCAAACTGACTGATCTCTTCTGCTGTTCCAACGATTTCATATAGATCTTCCTTCCTCGGCTTAAATTTCATCATCTGTGTAGAGCGCCTTCTTACATAAGGAGCACAAGCATCTCGAATCACGAAGCCCTCGTAGCCATCCTTTGCATAGCTTTCCTGATGTCTCATTATCTCGTCTATTGTTGAGACAAAGGAGACAGGAACAATCTGCAATGGGCCGAAGGTAATGCCAGTCTTACGAAAAGGGATAGTACCAAGGAGTTGGTTGGTTCGCTGTACTTGTGACTCGCCTGTAACAAGGTCGAATATGTGAAACTCCACAAGGCAGGAATCTTCATGTAAGTTTACATCTCTCGACACTATCCCATGTATCACTTCGTGAGGCGCGCCAGGGATATATAGCTCTCCATCAAACTCCACATTGTGGAGGTGCAAAGCTTCCAATGCAGAGTTAATGTGGGGAACGGATATGATCTCATTCTCCTCTGAGCTCAACAAAGTCGCGTTTCCCTGAGAGTCTATACACCCCCGGCAGCGGTCGCCATCAAGCTTAGGCTGGAGAATATAAGGAGCCTGCCACTTTGATAACCTCTTTGTATCAAAAGGGTAACATAGCATTATTCCAGATCTAGGCATCCTTCTTCTCCTTCTTCTCCTTCTTCTTCATCTTCTTGGAGCTCTTCAGTACAGGGAGCTATCTCATTTAAGTCTCTAGTAGGAACTTCTATCTCAATAAAATCAGGTGGGAACTTCATCTCTCTGTCTATATAGAAGCCCCCACTCACTTTATCTCCTACTTTTCCTATTGTATAATGAAGGCATTTAGATGTTCTACTCTTCATTTCGAGTTTTGCAACTATAGACATCTTCATACTCTTCCCTCCATTATTCTTGTTACCTCCTCTGTGCTAGGATTCATTTTATAGAAAGCTATACAGGCAGTATGAGCTATCTTAACCATGTCCCTCAGCTCCTCAAGTCTACCTCTCCTCTCCGCACCAAAGCGGCGGGCGTACTTTTGAATAGCTCTTACACATTGCTCTGGAGTACAACTCTCTATCTCAT